TCCTTGTAGACCCTAGGCTTAGGTTTCTTTTTCTTGATGTACTTCTGTTCTACAGGAACATCACCAAGTTTCCTAGGTGCAAATCTAGTAGGTGTCTTTTGTTTCTTATACATCATTACTTCTTCTTCACTCTGTTGTCTTTACCTGACCATGTGCCACCCTTAGACTTATACCACTTGGAAGCCCAAGCGTTTGCATAAGCTGAGGGATAGACTTTGAACTTCTTCTTAGCCTCTGCCTTGGCTCTAGACCATAGGCTAGGGTTGTTTGGCTTAGGACTACTTGCCATTTACTTTACCTCTTTTGACATCCAGATACCAAAGGCTCCTGTGGCTGCACCCATGCACACTGACACCAGTGAAGTCTGCTGTGTTGTGGGGTCAGGCAAAAGCATGAACCACTCCACAACTCTCCAACTCATGACAGTGAATACGAGCATCATCAGACGAGGCAGTACCTTCCAATCATCTAATACAGTATGAGCCATTATATTTTACCTAAGTAAGCCAGAAGAACAATCAAGGCTAGACCACCTGTGAAGACAACAAGGAGAGCTATCAAACCCCAGAAGAGTATATTCTCCCAAAGCTTCTCTCTTCTCTTCTCTCGTTCTTCCTGTTCTTTCTTTCGTCTGACCCTGATCTCTTTACGTAGCTCTATCAACTCCTGCCAAGCTGAGAATCCTCTAGTGGCTATGACTATTTCTCTGAGTTGATTCTCTATATCGTCAGCTTGCTTACGTTTAACGAAAGTGTCTAAGGCTTCTTCATTAGCTGACGAAAAGAGACCGTTCTTCTTCTTGTCGTGATCCTTCTTGGCACCATCTATAGCATCGAAGAGAGCACCCAAGTCTTTAGCAAGTGAGGTTATCTCTTTGCCAGCAGCTATCCCTGCCTTGACGCCAGCAAAAATTGTTAACGGGTCCATCTCATCCCCACACTATGAAGTCTACGTTCTCACCTACTCTTTGTGGTACCTTGTTCATGTTGTGAGGATGATAAGTATAGGCTTCTTCGTGCTTATACTTCTGAGCCTTAGCATCTACAGCAGCCTTAGATTCCTCTACTACCCTATTCTTAGGTGTAGTATCTTGGAAGACAACAGTCTCATGTGTATCGAATGGCATCCTAGGTAGAGGTAGATACGATAGTAGACCTGTGTTTACCATTTCTTACATGACCAGTATCTAGCTGTGAACTTATCTGTAGCTGTGTCACAATTGTGTCTAGCCCTGAAGCTCTTGCGTCTAGCTGGTATGTTCTTCTTGATCTTCATATTGGCATCCCCAAAGCGAATGATCTTCTCTTTGCCATCCTTGCAAGCTTTGACAACAAACTTCTTACCACCTGAAACCTGACGCTTCGGGCTGTTACACTTCATCTTTGATTTGTCTATCTTAGCCACGGTATCTTCCAAATGTTATAGTTTTAAGGAACCCTTTCCATATCTCTATGGGGGATGGAAGCATCCACCCTAGGACTAGCAAGAGTATAACCCACATAGGGATGTCTTGGTTCAAGACCTTGACACTATCTACTGAACCAGCCAGATTGAATGAACCTTTGGACTCGTCTACCTGTACGTTCTCAGCTTCGATGTCTCTGCTTTGGTCTATAGCTGACTGGTTATTCTCTTTGCCTACCTGAGTGTTTGCGTTAACGGTAGGTCCACCACCGCCACCCCCAAGGAGAGACATGGGATTAAGGCAAGCACTTAATAATAGTACGAGAGCCAAAGCCAGTAAGATACGCATTACCTAGGCACCCCTGATCGTTTATCACCTAAAGGTAAAACAGAAGATACTTCGCTTCTATTTGATATGATACCTGAATAGTAAAGTTCTTTTAACACACGGTTATCCATACCCGCTGTATTTCTACCAGCATCTTTTCTTCTCATTTCTCTGGCAAAAGCTACAGGGTCTTCATTCTTAGCTGCTGTTAAAACGGCAGTCCAACCTTTTCCAGCTTTAGGACCACCGACATTGAAAGCTAAGGATGTTAGGGCATTCTTGTATTTATAATCAAGATCATCCCAAGAAGTACCAATATTTCCTAGCTTGGTATCCCACCCAGAGGAACGAGCAAGACTTAACTCTGCTTCCATATCCTTATTCAATATTTCTATCTTCTGTTCTTCTGTCAAAGGTACAAACGTACCGTCTTCATTTTTAAATCTAATCCCGTGTATCATACCTGAAGAATCTTCAGAGGGTTTTATTTTATGCCCGAACCCAATATCCCTATTCCTTTGTTCTATAGGTTTATCTTTTTCAGCAGCATCATTAGTAGCTACAGGAATATCCCCATGATCTGTTTCTGCCTGTTCTCCTATGTTTAAATAAAAATTAGATGTTTTCTCCTGAATAGACCTCTCTATAGGGCTGAAGCTTTCATCAACAATCCTAGGGGCTGGCTCTTGTGGAGTCATCTCTGCTGGCCCTTCAGGTCTCTCCTCTGCTGGCGTAAAGGATTGCTTGAATTGGAAGTCAGGGTCTTCTCTGGCTACATCTGTTAGCTGGTCAAGAGCCTCAGTCTGAACTGGTGGTTGAAGAAGTGCTGAGTTCTGCATAGGCTGTGTGCCTGAGGTTCCCATCACTTCAGCTAGAGTAGCTCTAATTAAATTTTTCAGGTCAGCCTGTGAAGTATCTGCTTGTCTTTGTGGTGCTTGAGTAGATATAGCTGGGGCTTGAGGAGACGCCGCAGGTAATGGCTGGCTTGACCAAGGGGGTGTAGGAATAATATCCCCACTCTGTTGGGCCATTTGTGGTGCAGCCACCTTAGGCAATTCCTGTGGTCTATTAACTTTAGCCAAAGGAACAGGACTAGGTATAACACCTTGATCCGCAGTGGGTTGTTGCATAGCTTCACGGGGTTGAACAACAAGACCTATACCTTGAGGTTTTAGTGTCTTAGCTTTTTGTATGAAAGAGGCCATTATATTCTCACTTCTGTGCCAAAATACCAGTATCAGGATCAATAAACCAACTGTCAGCAGGTAGTTGATCGAACTCAACCTGTTGTTCTTCGTCTGTTTGACCTGAGAAAGTATAAGGATTATCTTCTGTATAGTCTGCACCAGCCGTAGGTACCTCAGTAGGAGCACCTAGTCTACGTAGGAGTTCATCGTATTTGGTGACACCTGACATAAGCTTGTCAGCTTTTCTAACTGCCTCGTTTATTCTAGCAAAGTCAAGACTTGTTCCTTTGAACTCACGTCTTGCTTCCATAGGAATCTTACGGCCTAAGTCTCTGTACATTTCCATAAGATCATTGTTATAGTAAGTATTAGCCAAGTCTTTTACTTTGAAGAGGACTTTCTCACCTGTTGGATAAGCAGTAGCAATAGCTTCTTCATTTATTATAACTTGACCTTGGTCACCTACAGTCAGGAATTTGTTTTCAGGGTCTTTGAGAGCACCATAAACTGCTGTAGACTGGGCTGTTTTCTGGAATCGTAACGCATTTGCTATGCGTTCTTTAGTTACCAAGTAGGCATCATTATCGTATTGCTTGAGCTTCCTTAGTTTATTAAAGGTATCCTCTGAGAATATCTTAGCTATGGTTGCATCATCCATAATGTTTGGTGATGTTATCATATTGACAGAGATAATCTCTAAGCCTCTGACAAAGTTTTCCCTAGCGAAGTCTTCAGCCATTGTGTCAGGTGTAAATAGAGATACCTGATTGAGATAGGCAAAGTCTATAGCTTCTTTACGGTCTTTAGGTGTTCTCTTCTCTGCTGCTGTAATAGATTCCTGAGTGTGTAGAACATCTGTCGGCGTGAGTACAGACTCTTCTACGTTCTGGCTGACCTGCTGGGCTAACTCAGGGAAGACAGGAAGAGAAGTAAACTTTACGCTTTCAGGTGATATAGTTCTGGTTAGCTCAATAACCTTAGGCAGATTGCTGTTAATCCAAGTCTCAGACACCTTATCCAAGTTACTCAAGATAGAGAACGCAGCAAGAGGATCATCCATAGTCTTAGCTTGCATAGCTATGGCTTCTGTCAGAGGAGTAACGATACCAGCTTTAACCTTCTTCAGTCTCTCCTCATCGTATGTCTCAAGTCTGACCAAGAGTTGATCTAATGTATCAATCTGGCTTTTTACATTTTGCCAGTCGTCATCTTGAATTAGAGGTGGCTTAACGAATTGACTTTTGACTACATCAAACTTAGCTCTCAATTGCATAATGCTATCAGGACTAACATTACCCCCTGCTAGCTCTACATCCAGACCCATCAAGGCGAGGTTTCTTACATTGTCTAGAGCCATTGTAGCTTGAGGCAGATAAGAGGAGTAGAACTCAGACCTATTTACGTTCTTAGAATTAGTCAGGTACAGAGCTGCTGCCTCGTTCTTTTGCACTTGACCGATAGCTTCTACAAGTATATCCTGTTGTGTATACGGTTTATTTGTAGCAGCTAGAGTTTGTTCTGCAAGAAAAAGGTAAGCTGGGTTCTCTGCTATCTTCTTACTGACTAAGTTCAAAGCTTCTTGCTGAGGGTTTGCATCGAGATAATCAACATCAATACCTGTCTGCATCTTGATAAGTTTAGATGCGTTAGCATCAATTTCAAAACCTTGGGCTGAGTACTCAGATATAAGAGAGTTAACAGAAGACCTGAGGGTAAGACCTTCCTGTCCTTTTAATTCTTGTAGGCGTTTAGCAAAGCTTCCATACATCTCACGGTCAATAGAGGCTTGTGTCTTCTGTTTACCAGAGGACACCATGCTATCCATGACACTGAAGAGACCTCTGCCTATACCCTCTATCGCTTGGGCAGATGCACCTAGCTCAGTTGCACTAGGCATTGTGACACCCTGTGCGTATTGAGCACCAGCATCACCTAAATCCATTGCATATCCAGCCATAGTTTTTCCTTAATACATTTGTTGCTGAAGAAGACCAGCAGAGTAGCCTA